AGGATCAACTACAAATCTACCGTAAGCAGACAAGGAGGATGCATCGTTGACTGTGATATATCTTTCTTCCGCAGAAAGATCTTCTGCGATAGATGTAGTGGCATCATTATCATAATCTTGAGTAGCTCTTGGTGTAACAGTATATCTGACTTCTCTTGGACCTCTTGGTGCAATTGTGGTGACATCCACTGTTGCAGATTTGATAAGACCTGTGTCGCGACCAACAGGACCGAACAGATATGTCTTAGCAGAAAATCTGATAGTGTAGATTAATGCTCTTCTTGTGGTAAAATCTCCCTCATATTGATCATCCATTGAAATATTTTCCAAGATAATTGGAACATCTCTCTTTTCACCAATCTCATCTACTAAGTTAATTGTAATATTATATTGTGGTTGAAAGAATGGTAAGATTTGTTCAATAATCTCAAGAGCATCTTCGTTCGTCTTTGTCATAATGCTCAGTTCAAAATTCATACTATATGGAACAGGCATGAATGTCTTATGTGCCTTACTCTTTTCCGATAACTTTTGGCTGATAAATGTTTGAGTTGATGTGGTTTTTCTTGCTGGGTCATATGTCAATCCATTCATCTCAAAAGATATTCTCGGAAGAGACACAGATGTCGGAGCATTAAGGTTTGGATTTTGATCGATCCTTGCTAAAAACTTTTGTGTAGGTCCATATGCCAAAGGCACCTTCAGTATACTGATCACATCTCCCGAGGAATTGGTCTTCCTAATTGTAATATTGTTAAAGAGAGTTCCGAAACCAATTACGGTTTTTCTAAAGATCTCGTGATAAAAATATTCAAACATGGATCTAAATTACCTTGTGTACTATTTAACTGTTTTAAACTTCACCAAATGGGTTTCTTTCTGTGAAGTCCAATAGGTTATCTGCTTCAGTTTGTATGTTATCGTTATCAGCAAATGCTAGAGTAAGATCGTCAGAGTTTTGATCTCTCATCGAATATACAGAACCAGACTCATTTCCAGTGATAGATTCGCCAACAATAAATGAACCATTGACAATAGAAACTGAAAGTTCTTTTGTGGATGCATTCCAAGTTTTAACTCTTCCAGTTGTTCCAGAAGTTCCACCAGTAACAATCTCATTGAAGATGTAACTTCCAGAACCAACCATAGGTGGTGCAGAAATAGTAATAATTGGAGATGTTGTGTATCCAATACCAGCATTAGAAAGTCTGATTCCACTAATAGTTCCAGCAGCACTGACGATTGCAGTTCCGATTGCAGTACTTCCAGAAAGAGGTGCAGAGAAGGTAATAGTCGGTGGACTATCTGCAGAATATGCAGCACCACCACTGGAGACAGTAATAATTCCAACACCACCAGTAGTGGCAAGTCCCACAGTAACAGCGACTCCAGTTCCACCACCGCTTTGGAATACAACAGATGGAGGAACAGTATATCCAGCTCCAGGATTAGTTAACTCAACTCTATCAATTGACATTGAAGTAGAGAGTCCAGACCGATACGTTGTAATTCCAATCGCACTTGCTGTGATACCAGTAGATGTACTGATAGCAATGGTTGGTGTGCTTGTAAATCCATATCCACTATCAAGAATGGTGATGTTTCTGATGCCACCATTGGTGAAAGTTGCACTAGCAGTAGCAGTTGATCCAATACCAAATAGTGACAGAGTTTGAATATAACCAGTCTCTACCAAATTATTATCAATCTCTTCAATATTAGTATCCAGAACCTCATCTTGTGGTCTGAATAGTTCACACTTCAGAGTGTAGACATATGTCTTTTGAAGTTGGTAGAAGGGCTGCTCATGCTCTACAAACTTAATCTCAAACAATCTATCTCCTAATGGAAAATAGATTAGATCACCTTCTTTTGGTCTTGAAGATAATTTAACATTACTCTGGTTCTTAATAAGTGGAGAGATATACTCTTCAAACCGTTCTCTTGAAACTGTCAGAGTTAAATCATCTGAATTCTCAATACCAAATTTAGAAAGCAGAGTTCCTTGACCCTCATATCCATCGTAGTTTTCTACATATGCTTCAATGGGATAAGCATCAGTAAACTGGGATTCAATAACCTCTCTAATTATGGTATTGGTTGTAATATATTTTCTGGGAATATAATGCACCTCAACACCATACATCCGCAGTTGTTCATTGACCAACTGCTGAATGAGACTTTGTTCGCCTCTTGTTCCTTGCTTGAAAAAAGGATTTAAAGCCATTACCCGATCATGTCAAGTGGTGGAAGTTCGTAAGTATTAGACATCTTTTCCATCAAAGTGTCCAATTCTTTTTGTGCGTCATCATAGATCTGTCTTCCATTCAGTTCAATACCTCCTGGTAGTTTTACTCCATTGAACTTAATTAAATTCTGACCCCACTGTTTTTTGATCAGAATAGTTAGATATTGCTTTAAGAACGAATCATTATAAACTCTTGTGAAAGTATTTGGATCTAACAATCTCCAACAATCAATAATCATATAATCTCCAGCACTAACTTCACTCCAATCCATATCAATGTAAAGTCTATCTTGTCTTTGATTAAATCTGAAATGCTTCAACGGATTAAGTAAAAAGTCAATATCAGATAACTTTTGCTGAACCATCGAGAAGTTCAACAAATCAAGAGAGTCAAAGAAGTAAATATCATTTAGAAATAATTGATACTTTACACTAAACATCGATCCTGAAATGGTGGATGAAGCTTGTAATCTGAATACTTTGTTTACTCCTAAAACAGAAGATGGGACTGGAATATAATTACTGTTCTCTTCAAAAACAAAAGATGTACTTTCACCAACAGTTTGAGTTACGGTCTCTGTTGTTACACCCACTGGCGATGTAGATCTTGCCCTTCCTCGATTAATATCATCTTGAGTAAATTGATACTTCATATATGTCTGAATCACACCATCAAAATGTCTCTCATGAAAATATTGAATTGCATCATCAACTAAGTCAGAAATCTGTTCGTCAGCGACGTTGATTTCTAACACTGGAGCGCCTAATCTCCTTAGACAATAGTCAATTAGTTGTTGTCTAGAAGCGGGTTGAGACATTTTTTTATAGTTCTCCTGTCTTATTTATGGTGCAGATGAAATGCCCTGACGGACATCAATAGATCCCTCAACAATTCTATGAACCGTACTGCCAAGACTCACTAGTAAATCATAATAATATCTGCCATCGCTTAAAGTTCTTGTATCTGTAGAAGACATAGAAACTTTAACCTTTCCATCATATGCACTTGTGAATCCTACAGTAAATGTTGCGGTAGCAGCTGCCCCAACATGTTTAGCAACCTGTGATGATCCATCATAACCTGTAAGGTCGAAAGCAGAACCAGATGGAGTATTTACGGTAAAAACGTTTTCAAAACTCGCACCAGTATTGATCACCAGGTTTGCATTTGGAACTGCATCGGATGCAGTGTCAAAAGTAATTGTTCTACTAGACATCTTTCTTTAGTCCTTGTACTAGATCTTTAAGTAGGGATTTGATCTCACTAACATCATCTTTGAGACCGTCAACTTCGCTCTTCATTTTCTGCTGTTCTTTCTTTTGCTCCCTAACTCTATCACCTCTTGCTATGGAAGATTTTTCCATAGCATCTCTCCATTCTCTATACTCTTCAATTGCTTCTTCATCGAAGTTACATAAGAGACCCGTTCTTGGGTCTCTTCCCCAATTTTCTAGATTTTCAATGGGTTCGTATTCAAATGTATCATTCTGCATATGTTACACCAGAGCAATGATTTTCAAACCAGTGAGTCTTGGGGGATCTGCCTGGTTTCTAGAAGAACACATAACCTTAATCTTAAACTGAGTGAATGGTGCTTGGTTGTCAATACTAAACTTCATCGCTTGGAATTCATCTTTTTCAGATCTAGGAACACGCTTGTCGGGCCGACCATCATTCCTCGCTTCGTCAATAATATTGCCCTTAGAATCAATATTCTTATAACCAGGGAACAGAGTATAAAGACCGTTGTCTTCATCACCAGGACTGATAATGTTATATGCCATTCTGCTGTCTGATCTTGATGGGAAGTATGCATCAAGTCTTACTTGAAGTGCAGTAGCAGTGGTTGGAAGATCGAGAACCTTGCTCACATAGATGAATTCATGATCATCGCGACCTTTTCCTTTGAAGATACGCTTGTTGCCAGCATATCTACTATTATAAGGTTTGTTGATGATGTTGTCAGTTATAACAACAGATGCTCTGTCAAGATCAATGACTGGAGACAGTTTGTCATCAGCACTTTCTAAAGTCACATCCATTGTGAATGATCTCTTTCCTGGGAATTCAGTTGAATCAAGTTTACGAACCTCATTTAGCCTAGAAGGAATCATTCTCAGAGTATCTAACTCGTTGATAGTTCCCCATTCAACTGGTTGATATCCAGCATCTTGGAATGAATTTTCATTGCCATCAATACTAGTTGCAGTAACAGATCTCATTCTTCCACTAATCTTAGTATTTGGGAATACAAGGTTATGGAAATTTGGAGTAATGGCAGAGTATGTCCAGTTCTGAGTCAGAACTCCATCTTCGCCACCACATCTCTTACCTTTTCTAAAAGTAAGTCTTGGTAGACTACCATTTCCACTTCTATCAACACCCTTCTTAGTAAGATCAACATCAATATCAAACCAGTTGTGATCTGATCTCATTTTAGTATTCTCACGACCACTTCTTGAATATTGATTCGGAATGAAATCATGCAGAGTGTTAATTCTTCTCAGAGAGATGCCGTCAAGCTCATACCTGTTGATTTCTTCACCTGCTTCATGATAGTCTCTTCTAGTATAGTCCTTACCACGAGCAGTAATACCAACTAGTTTTTGACCATCAACACCAGTGTATTCAATAACTTCATCACCAATGATTGCATAACCTGGATTGGTTGTGCTAACTCCAACTCTCTCAAATGTATTGAAGATGCCCATATTACCTTGTACGGTAATATCTTCAGTACCAATCGAGTCAACATCAAATTTGATCTTTCTTGGTCTACTATCAGGATCAAGT